AGATCTGGCGATGCAGCTGAAGCGAGTCCGACGCACAGGGCAATACCTAATTTAGGAAGAGCAGGAAATTTACTTGCTAAAGCAATACCTTTTGGTGCTTCATTATTTGGTAGTAGAGGTGGAAATCCAACTATTAGATGGAATCGACCAGCAAAAGAAGAAAATCATGATTGGAGAACAAAACTTACATTAAGTTCAGCTACCAGAAATTTATTAGTCGGTAGTTCAGTATTACGTCCATTGACTGCAACTGGCGGTATTATTTTTCCTTATACACCAGCTATTTTTATACAGCATTCTGCAAATTTTGGTGCTAGTCAATTAACACATAGCAATTATGATCATCCTGCATTTGATACTCACACAATTGGTGATTTAACTATGACTGGCCAGTTTACTGCTAATAGTTCTGCAGAAGCAGACTATGTATTAGCAGTATTACATTTTTTAAGAACAACAACTAAAATGTTTTTTGGCCAAGAATCGGACTTTCCACCAGGTACTCCTCCTCCTGTTTTAAGATTAAATGGGTTTGGAGATCATATATTTAAAAATATACCAGTAGTAGTAATAAACTTTAATATGGAAATGCCAGCAACTGTTGACTATGTTAGAACAACATCCAATTCAGGTCAAACTTCAATGGTTCCTACATCTACTACTCTGGCAATTACAGTTAAACCTGTATACTCCAGAGCAGCCACTTCACAAAGATTTGGACTTAAAAAGTTTGCCACTGGTGCATTACTAGGTAGTGATAGTGAAGGAGGATTTATTTAATGGCTGTTACTTACACAGCTGATAGTCCTTATGCTACCACTCCTATAAGTAATGATAAATTAGATTTAATGTCTTATAGAACATTTTCTTTTGAACCAGATGATTTAGTGTATACAATTGATCAACTTTATAATAATAGACCAGATTTATTAGCACATGATTTATATGGGAGATCCACTCTTTGGTGGGTGTTTGCTATACGTAATCCAGATGTTATAGTAGATCCGGTTTGGGATTTTACAACTGGTATTACAATATATATTCCACAATTATCTACGTTAGTAAGATCAATGGATGGTTAATATAACATGAGCGAGCGCGGTTCAAGTAGTGTAACATTAGACGGTTCTCCAGCAAAAAGCGCACATACTGAATCAACTGGATTCCTCCCTGGAGTGACAGGTGGCTTTGCCGGCCGGTCATCCACTTCATCAGGAAGTGCGGCAACACCAACCGATACAGGCACACCAGCCGATGCAGGCCAGGATGATATGGATGATGATTGGGGTGGTGGATTACATGCAGAAACAAGTGCTAACCAAACTATTATTCAAAATAAACCTGGGCCGCAATGTCCTGATAATATTTTACACAATTACGCGAATTATACGTATAAAATTAGTTTATTGTGTTGGGATACTATAAAAGATTATAATGCAGACATCCAACATGGAATGTGGCCACTAAAAGAAAATAATAAAAAAGTATTATTTTCAACTGGTGGTATTGCTAAAGCCGGGCCCGGGCACACTGGTCCTCCAGGAAGAGATTATCCATCACCTGCTGAAAGGCATACAGAATTTGATGTGGATTTTTATATCACTAGTTTCACTACAACATCTATTATGGGAATGAGTGGTGAATCAAGAGCCACTAATATTTTTGAATGTGATATGGAAGTTGTTGAACCTATTGGTGCAACACTTTTAGAAAGGTTCTATACATTAGTTACAAGGGATGGTCGAGAGAATTGGGGAGAGTTTCCTCTTCTTATTAAAATAGATTTTATTGGTTATGATGATGCTGGTAAACCAGGATACATTAAAGAAGCTATGAGAATGATTCCAGTAAGACTTATAAACCTGGCATTTGATGTTGCTGGTGAAGGAAGTACTTATAGTCTTCAATTCATTGCATCGACTACTATTAAAAAAGATCATCCACGAAATATTAAATTGGATAGTGAAGAACTGTGGGGTAAAACAGTAAAAGAATTTTGTGATCAATTCGCAGAGCATTATAACAAAGCACAAAAAGCAAGAACAAAAACAGGCCTGGAAAAGAATTTAAATGAATTTGAGATTCAAAGTTATGATGAAATAACTGCTCCTAAAGTTCAAGACGTAAATGATGAAATAGTATTTGATATTGATGAAAGAATAGCAAACGCAAAATTAACTGTAGAACACCCTGTTGCAGAAGATACTCCATTAAAGATGAACGCAGGTGGATCGCTTGATCGATTGGCTGCAAGCCGCAAACTCGATGCAAAGGAAAAGGCCGCACTTGCTAAAACAATTGTTCCCGTGGATCCAAATAAAGATACAAAAATATCTATTCAAGCAGGCACTAAACAAATAGCCGTAATAGAAAAAATTATTACTTGTAGTTCATATATTACCGACCAATTAAAAGATGTTAAAACATTAGAAAAGGGAACATCGAAAACTAAATTAAGCAATAAAGAACTTCTTAACAATCCAGATGACGGGTTATGGTGGTGGAAAATAACTTACATCCCCACATTAAAAGATTGGGATGATATCAGGGGTCAATACGGTACTAAAACTATTGTTCAAATTACACCATATATAGTATCAGATCCAGTATCAACTGGTGGAAAATGTAATATAGGTGAAGGCGTAATATCGCCTGCAATGCGTAATTACCAATACATATATACTGGCCAAAATATAGACGTTAAAGATTTTGGAATTAGTTTTAATAATGCTTTTATACAATCAATGCTTGGCCAAGGTACTGGCGATTCTAAAAAAGCAAAAGTAACAGAAACAGCTCAAGTCGATGCTGGTGGAGGGAAGTCAGAACTGAGTTCTTTAACAACTGCATCTGCGGATCAGAGTGATTCTTCATACAGTACTGGATCAAATTTAACTTCTAAACAACAATCTGCTGGTACAATATTAGAAAATTTATACAGAAAATTAGGTTCTGACATGATGCAATGTTCTATCCGAATTGTTGGAGATCCACTTTATATACAACAAGATGGTATTCTTAATTTAGGAAGAAAAACTAAAACAGGGGATCCTAGCAAACCTATTTCAATTGATCAGAAAAATGGGGCCGCATTGTGCGATCACCAAGATGCTCATATATTTCTTTCATATAAAACACCAACTGATTACAATGAAGCAACAGGCCTAATGGATTTTAATATGGGAGATCCAAGGCATAGATCAAGTACATTAAGTGGTTATTATAGAGTGTGGGAGGTTGTTAATACTTTTTCTAATGGTGAATTTAATCAAGATTTAAATCTAACTCGTGTATATAACCAATGGAGAGAACATCAACACAATCCTGATCAAGACGGTGGTGGTAATGATAAATCAGATTTTGAATGGGGTACGCATGATCGTAGACGTAGTTCTGGATCAATTGTGACTTCAGGCGGATCGGCCAAAACCGATACCACATCAACTTCAGCATTAACTAGTAATCAGAAAAAACAAATAGCAGTAAAAAAAGAAACATTACTAAAACAAATCGATATTGAGCTTAACGCTTCAATGAATGAAGAAACAAACCCTGGCGTATTAAGTGAGCACGACTTTAAGAGTGTTTCTAGTAACACTAGTGTTGCTAATCAAAATGCCACTAATAAACAAAATACAAATGAAGCTAAAATAAAATTTAGAGCGGCAGAAGCAAAATTGGCTAACATTAACAATACATACGATTCTACATCAGCAGGACAAGAAAATACAAATGCTGATAGAGTGAATGCAAGAGCGAGTAATGTAACAAGTCTTAAAACAAGATTTGATGGGGATGGAGAAACTCCAGTTTTTATAGAAAAAGCCGGTGAACCGGCCGGTGTGCCGCCACAATTCCATGGCCAAGAAGGTAAAGATTGGTGGATTGACGAAGATGGTAAAATGAATATAATTATCAGGGGTCAATCGGGAGCTAATTCTACTACAAATGGCAATACACCATTATTTAATTATAATAAAAAAGATGGATTATATGGACTGGCCGAACGCGGAATTAATATGGCTTCATATACAACTGCTGATAAGACAGCTGTTAATACTAATGATGAAATAATTAGAACGCAACGTGAAATTCTTATTGGGACAGGAGATTTAGCTGCTAAGAAAACCGCATACGTGACTGCTAATGCCGCAAGTAAGACTAATCAAGTAATTCATGGCAAGTATGGTAATGTATATAAAACATGGGAGGAAGTAGGTTACTTTCAAAACTTACTAGTATCATAAAATGTCACGAGAAGAATATTTTAATATAGGCGCACCTATTGCAAAAACATCAAAAGTTGAACGGCGTAATCCAGGACCATATGTTGGTATAGTAAAAGGGTTTGGTGATCCAAGTGGCATGAACCGAATTGCTGTTTATATTCCAGCATTACAAAGTAAACGATTATCTTCTGAAACTACTAATCAAAAACAAGAAAGCCGAGAAAGTACAATATTATGTAACTTACTACTTCCATATTATGGTAGAACAAATCGTACAGGTAATGATGCTAAATCTTATGCTGGCACATCAAAATCATATGGAATGTGGTTTCCAACACCAGACATAGATAGCCTTGTAATGGTAATATTTGCGGACGGTAAACAAGAAGAAGGGTATATTATAGGAGGTGTTCCTGAACCATATATGCTTCATATGGTACCAGGCATCCCAACAAGTCCAGCATTTCATCCTAGCGCCGCAACAACTAAAGCAGGAATAAAGTCTGCCTTAGCTGGAGGAAATTCCGAATTACCAGTAGCAGAATTTAATAGGCAATCTGCAGAAGAAAGAAATGATTTTTTAAACATTCTAAAACCATTACACCCATTAGCAGATATATTAATATCGCAAGGATTACAAAGCGACTACGCAAGAGGACTTTCTACATCGGGGGCTCAACGTGAATCCCCATCCAATGTTTTTGGTGTTTCTACACCCGGACCATTAGATCCTGGTGGTCCATATATAAAACAAGGATTAGTTACTCCTAATGAACCTGGCTATGATTGGCCAGCAAGTCGAAGCAGTGGCCATACTTTTGTTATGGATGATGGAGATTATGATGGTCAAAACAGAAATATTAGATTAAGAACAGGAACTGGCCATCAAATATTATTAAATGATACAGATGGAATAATTTATATAGGCAATGCAACTGGTAGCACGTGGGTTGAGATGACTAACGAAGGACAAATTGATGTGTTTAGTAAGCAAGATGTTAGTGTACATACTGAAGGCAACATGAATTTCCTAGCAGATAAAAATATTCATATACAATCTGGTGAAGATTTAGTTATGCTTGCCGGTCACAATTTACGAGTTGAAACAAATCCAAGTTCAGTAAGTGGTAAGGGACATGCCCATTTCTTTATTAATGGTAATATGAAACAGACTACTACTGGCACATATAATATTAAAACAACAGATTGGTTTAATGTTACTAGCAAAGAAGCAATTAGTGTTACTTCATTAGCATGTATATTTGTTAAGAGTGGTGGTGGTAAGGAACATCCAATTAAACTTAATACAGAAGCAGGAAATGTTGCTGAAGAAGCATCACACATTCCATTATACGAAAAACCTTGGGTCACTTTAGATGATAAAACTGGCACTTACAAAGTAGATGGAACGTATCAGTATACAATAGGAATGCAACGTGTTCCAATGCATGAGCCAGATGCTCGCGGACATGAGGGATCTTCATCACCTGCCGCTGGTACTACTCCACACATTACAGAAAAACCAACTGGAACATCTACTACTGGTCCGTCATAATTCCAAATAATAGCATATTATTAAATCAACTAAATATTATACATGGCAATTACGTATAAAGGGTTTTCGACCTATAAAAAACAATTTTCCAACTCATTCACTTTAAGTGGATTTGAACTTGCAAAACAAGATTTAGTAAATCATTTTAACATTCGCAAGGGTGAAAAACTAATGAATCCAGAATTTGGATCTATAGTTTGGGACGCATTATACGAGCCACTAACAGATGAAATAGTATCTGAAATAGAAGAAGATATTAAAAATATCATTGGATATGATCCAAGACTAGAAGCAGAAAATATATTGCTTGAGCAGTATGAAAATGGACTTCTTTTAGAATTACAAGTAAAATATATACCTGATCAAATATTAGGATCACTTTTGTTTGATTTTAATAGCACAGCTAGCCAAGTAACAGTGAGAGAAACATAATGGCATTAACAACAAGACAAAATACAATTTATCAAGCAGAAGATTGGAAGGTAGTATATCAATCCTTTATTAATGCTGATTTTGAAAGTTATGATTTTGAAACATTACGTAAGTCAATGATTGATTATTTAAAACTATATTATCCTGAAGATTTCAATGATTACATTGAAAGTTCAGAGTTTATAGCATTAATAGATCTTATTGCTTACATGGGACAAAATATCAGTTACAGAGTAGACTTAAACTCACGTGAAAACTTTCTTGCTACTGCTGAACGCAGAGAAAGTATATTAAGATTAGCAAGACTTGTTAGTTATAATTCTAAACGAAATACAAATGCAACTGGAATGCTAAAACTAGTAAGTATTTCTACAACAGAAAATGTATATGATTCTAATGGAACAAACTTGGCAAATACTACTATTTCATGGAATGATATTAACAATATTGATTATGCAGAACAAGTTAATTTAATATTAAATGCTGCCATGGTCACAACACAAAAAATTGGTACTCCCAATTTAAAAAGTATACTTAATAATGTAACAACAGAACAATACCAAATTAATATACCAGCAGGTACACTACCAGTATATCCATTTACAAAAGAAGTAGAAGGTATTTCTATGGATTTTGAAGTTACTAATGCTACATTTAAAGATAAAACTTATGTTTACGAACAAGCACCAAGCAACGTATCCCCTTTTGGTATATTATATAGAAATGATGGCAAGGGAAATGGTAGTGCTAATACAGGATATTTTGTATATTTTAAACAAGGTATATTACAAAGTAGTAGCTTTACTGTCAGTGATGCAATTCCTAATAGACAAGTATTTGTTAATAATAGTAACATCTCTAATGATGATGTTTGGTTATATGAATTAGATTCAAATAATGATTTGTCTACGCTGTGGACTCAAGTACCAGCAGTAACAGGTAATAATGTTATATTCAATAGTTTAAACAAAGATACAAGAACATTATATAGTGTAAACTCATTAGAAAGTGACCAAATAGCATACATTTTTGGTGATGGTATTTTTTCAGACATTCCACGCGGAACATATAGAGGTTATTTTAGACAAACTAATGGTTTAGATTATATTGTAAAAACAGACGATATGCAGAATGTTGCCATATCTATACCTTATGTTAATAATAATAATTTAACACATACATTAACATTTACATTTAATTTAGAATCACAAGTTACAAATGCTACTACTAGAGAAACAATAGAAGATATTAAAACTAAAGCACCGCAGAGTTATTATACACAAAACCGTATGGTAAATGGTGAGGATTATAATATATTTCCTATTACTTCTACAAATGAAATCATAAAAACTAAGGCAACAAATAGGACTTCAAGTGGTATTTCTCGTTACTTAGATGTGGTAGACCCAACAGCAAAATATTCCTCAACCAATGTATTTGGTACGGATGGAATATTGTTTAGAGAATATTTTTCTAATACATTTGATTTTGAGTTTGCAAATGAAATGGACATATTACGAACGATTCGTGATAAGGTAGAACCAATATTACGTGATGTAGGTAGTAAACATTATTACTTTGAAAAGTATGAAAGAATTACAACTAGCGCAACAACATGGGAACAAAGTACTACAAGTACTAATTCCAGCACTGGATATTTTAAAAACAATTTAGGAGCATCAGTTCCTATAGGAGCATCTGCGCCAGCATCAGATGATAGAAAATATTTGGACGCAAATGCCCTAGTAAAATTTAATGCACCAAGTGGCAAGTATTTTAAATCAGACGGCAGTTTACATACTGGCGTTGTAGGAGATCCAGGCACGTTTGCTAATATTTGGGCAATGATTAAAAGCGTTATAGGTGACGGACATAATAGTGGTGCAGGTAATTTAGCAAGTGGTGCGGGTCCGGTAACCATTAGTGAATTGATTGGTGACGGAGCTGAAGTTGCTGAAATTATTCCGCAGTTTGTAACAGATTTACCATCCGCTATGGAAACATCAATGCTAACTAAAATCTTCAAGCATGAAGAATTTGGTTTACGT